TCCTGTTGGATATATTGTTAGCAGCGGAAGCTTGGTGCTTGATATGGAAATGGGCGGTGGAATCCGTCCCGGTGTTGTTCGATCAACAGGAATTACAGAAGGCGGTAAAACATCAAACGCTCTTGCTTTCGCTAGAAATTTCCAAAAAGTGCATCCTGATAATGGTATTGTAGTTTACATCAAAGCAGAAGGGCGACTTTCTAAAGAAATCATTTCGCGATCTGGTGTAGATACTGATCCTGCAAAGTGGAAGGTTATTCCTACAAATGATTTTGAATTTGTAATTGACATGATTAGAGATGTTACAAAACTGAATCCTGATGATAAATATTATATGTTTGTCATTGATTCTCTTGATTCTTTAGTTCCAAGAAACGACATCGAAAAGGGCGCAAACGAAGCTGATCGAACTGCTGGCGGCGCACTTCTCACTTCAAATTTCCTTAGAAAGATGGCTAATTATTTTTCTACTAAGGGCCATATCTGTTTCTTGATTTCTCAAGTTCGATCCACAATTAAAATTAATCCTTACGAAAAGGGAGATCCAAAAGTTACAAACGCTAGTGGCGGTAACGCTGCTCTACATTATTCAGATTGGATTCTTGAGTTTCAGCAACGTTTTCAAAAAGATATTATTTTCGGCGGACCTGATAATAAAATTCCAATTGGACACTGGTGTAAAATCATGTTCCGAAAGACTCCTAATGAAAAGACCGGCATAGAAGTTAAATATCCAATTAAGTATGGTCGCGATAATGGCAATAGTATCTGGATAGAATATGAGGTTATAGAGCAGTTGAAGGCTTGGGAAATGATCGAAGCTAAAACCGCTTGGATCACTGTATGCGATGATCTATTGAAAGAGCTTGCTGAAAATGGATTTACTATTCCTAAACAAATTCAAGGAATGGATAATTTTCGTAAGCTTCTTGAAGAAGATCAAAAACTGACCACATATCTATTTAATAAATTTGTCCGAGTGTTCAAAAAATGAGATTATTTTCATTATCAGGAAAACTTGTTAGCAAGAATGTCAGTAAATATAGAATAAAATGGAATGGAAAATCGCGTTCAAAGATTCAATTTAAAATTAAACAATTTTTGCTTCAATATTGGGAACATCATATCGTTTATGAAGAGTTTCCAGTGTATGGAAGCAGAATGAAGGTTGACTTTCTCAATGCGACTCGTAAGATAGCCGTGGAGGTGAATGGCGCGCAACACACCTCTTTTAATAAATTCTTCCATCAAAATTCTCGCGCAAAATATCTTTCATGTATACGTCGTGATTATGAAAAATACGAATGGTTGATGAAGAATAATTATAAATTCATTGAGCTTGAGCAAGGAGACATGAAAGAACTTTCGGCAGATTTTATTTTCCAGAAGTTCGGTATTGAAATATGAACATTTATTCATTACAAGTAGAAAAACATGTTATTGCTGGCATCTTCAAGAATAAAGATATCCTTTGTGAGCTTGTAAACTTTATATCGGAAAAAGACTTCTACAACGAAGTTCATTCGACAATTTTCCTCGTTTGTAAGAATTTATATTTAAACAAACAAGAAATTGACAAAGTTCTTGCAGCTCAGAAAATCAAAGATCTTGGAGTCTGTTTTAAAGATGAAGTTAATATATTTGATTATGTAGAAAGCATTACCTTCGCTCAATTAAATGAAAAGGCTACAGTTGAAGCTGCAAAAGAATTAATTAAACTTCGCGTTCGTCGAGAGATGTATCATACAGGAGCAAAGATACAAAATGCTGCTCAAAAACTATGCGACGAATCTTTAAATGATTTTATTCTTAACTGCGATAAAATCTACGCAGACAAAATATCTAGCATCGAGATAGATGAAAAACCATGTAATCTATTTGAAACTATTTCTGAGAAAGTAGAAGAACGCGGTAATAATATTAAAGATGATACTGGACTGGCAACTCCTTATCCAGAATTCAATCGGCTGTATGGCGGTCTTCGTCCCGGCAATATTTATGCAATTGTTTCTCGTCCCGGTCAGGGTAAAACAACTTGGATTAATGATATCTGCTTAAAAACTTCTCTTAAGAACAATATCAAAGCTCTTATTCTTGATACTGAAATGAGCGCAGAAGAAATGCAATTTCGCATGATTTCTTCAGTGTCAGGAGTTCCAATGTGGTTTATTGAAACAGGAAATTGGCGCAGGAATGCTGAAATGACTAGAAAAGTTAGAGAAGCTTTAAAGAAAGTCGTAGATTATAAATATTATCATTATAGAGTAGGCAGCAAAAATATTGATGAAATCTGCTCATTAGTGAAACGATGGTATTACAAGGAAGTCGGGCGCGGCAATCAATGCATTGTAGCCTATGACTATGTCAAATTAACTGGCGAAAAGATTGGACAAAACTGGGCAGAGCATCAAGTCATTGGCGAAAAGATCGATAAGCTTAAAAGACTATCTGAAGAAATTAGCTGTCCTATTATTACCGCGATGCAAATGAATCGAAGCGGTGAAAACTTTAACCGCAAAAGCGTAGCGATAGTTGATGATAGCTCTGCAATCGCTCTTTCTGATCGTTTGCAATGGTTTGCTTCATTCGTAGCAATCTTTCGCCGCAAAACCGTTGATGAAATCGAAGTCGATGGAGAAAACTTCGGAACTCATAAATTAGTTCCAATTAAAACAAGATTCCAAGGCAAAGACGCTACTGGGCATCACGATCTAGTTAAACGCAGAAATGAGCAAGGAGAAATCTCTTATCAAAATAACTTTCTTAATTTTAATGTAAACAGTTTTAATGTAGAAGAAAAAGGCTCTCTTGACGACATCGTTAAGATCGAAAATGAACAGTTTGAATTGAAAGATCAAGAAAAAGAGGACAGCGGAACTCTATGAACGTTAAAGATATTTTAATTGATCTTGGCTACTCCAACATCTCAGAAGGCCCAAAAGAATATAGAATGCGCCCTATTTATAGGGACTCAGACAACAATACCGTTCTTTCTGTAAAAAAAGATTCTGGTAGATTTATCGATTTTAGCAAAGGAATCACTGGGTCTATTGAAGATTTAATTAAGTTATCGTTAAATCTTAAGAATGTGGAAGAAGTTAAATCTTGGATTTCTAACAAGAATATTTCTTTGGAGAAAAGAGAAGAAGCGAAGCCTAAGATTATTACTCAAAAAGTATATGAAAAAGATATGCTTTTTAAATTGAAGAAAGACCATTCTTATTGGATTCAAAGAGGAATTCCAGAAGAAATCGTTGGAGAGTTTGAAGGCGGGGTTGCTGGATCAGGAAAGATGACTGGAAGATATGTTTTTCCTATCTTTAACAGCGTAGATCAAATTGTAGGATTTTCAGGAAGAGATATATTGAGTAGAAAAGACGCGCCAAAATGGAAACATATTGGTAGTAAATCCGCTTGGGTATTTCCAGCTAAAAAGAACGCAAAGATTATTAAAGAAACTAAAGAAGTTTTTATCGTTGAGAGTATTGGAGACGCTTTATCTTTGTATTCTGCTGGTATTAAAAATGTAATTGTTTCTTTTGGTCTTGAAATATCTACTTCTATAATTAACTTTTTATTGAAACTGGATGTAACTACTATTAGAATATGTTTCAACAACGATTCCGAGAATAAATTTGCTGGCAACAATGCGGCTGAAAAAGGTTATGAAAAACTAACTAAATTCTTTGATCGAAACCAAGTCGCCATAAATTTACCTTCCAAAAAAGATTTCGGGGAAATGAATACCGAAGAAATAACACTGTGGAGAAAAACGATTTAATACTATCAGCATCTAGAATTAAAACTCTAGAGACTTGTTCTTGGACTTATTGGTGTAATTATCATCTCAAACTTCCAGACAAGTCAAACGATGGAGCAAATCGCGGTACAGTTTGCCATCTTGTATTTGAACTTCTTTTGAATAAAAAACACAAGAAGCATTATATAAAAATACAAAAGCAAGCTTCAATCAAGGCCAGCGAAGCTATTAATCGTTTAGTAATCAAGCACATGAAAAAGCTTGATATCTATACAGATGAAAATTATGACATGGTTGATAACATGATTGTCGTCGGTCTTAATCAAGACTTTTATCTAGAAGGATCAAAACTTGGAGAAGCTGAACAAGAATTTTTAATTGAAAGCGAAAAGCCAAAATATAAAATAAAAGGCTTTATCGATAAAAATGGATATTATCCAAAAGATAAGCTTTTTAAAATTGTAGATTATAAAAGCAGCAAAGCTAAATTTAAAGATGACGAATTAACAGCTAACATTCAAGCTTTAACTTACACACTTGCTACTAAAAAATCTAATAAATTTAAAGAGTTATCTGGTAAGATTAAAAAAGTAATTGCTCAATTTGTTTTTCTTAGATTTCCAAAACAACCTCTTCAAGAGGTGGAAATAACTGAAGAACAACTAAACGGATATGAAAAATATCTAGAGTATATTTATGGAGTAGCTTCAAATTTTGATTCTAAAACTGCTATTTCAAATTTTGCCGCAAATTCAGAAACAAAAAAGTGGTTGTGTAAAGCAGGTAAAACTTGGGTTTGCCCATATTATCATCCATTTAGATATTATGAAGTATATGACGAAAAGAATATTTTGGAAAAAACTTATTATATCGATGATCTTCCTGTCGAACTTCCAACTGGATATTCTAAAAAGCTAAAAGAATATTCTGGATGCCCTGCTCATAATAAAATAAAGAAAAGCGATGACGCTTTCAACTTTTGACTTGACTCTCAGCCTAGTGCTTCTAGCATGTACATGTGAGCATCATTCCGTTGTTTAAAAGCCACTATTCAGTAGGTAAATCTATTCTCACTTTAGAGAAAGCCTCAGAAATATCTGATTCTAATCCAGTTTCAGTTTTCTCAATTGCTAAGAAGCATAATCTAAAAGAGATTACTCTCGTAGAAGATTCTATTTCTGGCTTTATTCAAGCATACTCGTATTCAAAAGATATGGGCATTAAACTTATCTTTGGGTTAAGAGTTACTATAACTGAAGATATAAATGATAAAAGCGAAGCCTCTTTAAAGAAAGAATCTAAGATAATCATATTTCCAAAAAATAACATCGGCTATAAAAAACTTATTAAATTATCAACAATCGCTTCTTCGACAGGATTTTATTATGTTCCAAGATTAGATTACGCGACTTTAAAAGAAAATTATGATGATAATTTGATGATTGCTATTCCATTTTACGATAGCTTTTTATTTAATAATTCTTTGTACGGTCATCTTTGCATTCCTGATTTATCGTTTTTTAAACCCATATTCTTTGTAGAAGAAAACTCTCTTCCATTTGATTATATTATTTTAGATAAAGTTAATTTATATACAAAAGGGAAGTACGATATTCAAAAGACTCAAAGCGTATTTTATTACGAAAGAGAAGATTTTTTAGCTTAAAA